CAACCGCAAAAGTTATTAAACTAGGTTCTGCATCTATAGATCAAACATCTGGCTTTGCAGCTACAGGAAAGCAGATTGATAAAGGTGAAGCAACTATTGCACAAACCTCTGCATTTGATGCAACGGGCGAAGTTGTAAAACTTGGCGCAGCATCTATAGACCAAACATCTGGTGTTAGTGCTACGGGAACAATCGTTCTTGATGGTGCTACATCAATAAACCAAACTACAGGCTTTACCGCAGCTGGTGTGCGTATAGCTTTAGGTCAGGCATCTATTGACCAAACATCAGGAATGACCGCTACACCAGAGATGGTGTTAAACGGAACTGCCACTATTGCACAAGAAAGTGGCATGACTGGACTTGGCGGTCTTAAAATTACTGGTGCATCCACAATCGCACAAACAAGTGGTTTTTCTGCGATAGGTGGTTTAAAATGGAATGACCAGACTGTAGCAACAACTGACTATACACAACAAACACCAGCTACAACAACTTGGACAGATCAGTCCGCAACAAATACAGATTGGACTGATATAGCAGCATAAACAGGAATTATTATGGCAGATACATTTACAACGAATTTAAACTTAACTAAACCAGAAGTAGGAGCATCTACTGATACTTGGGGAACAAAACTTAATGCAGACTTAGATACACTAGATGCAATTTTTAGTTCTTCTGGAACAGCAGTAAGTTTTGGCAATGTAACAGTTGGCGGAACTCTTGGTGTTACAGGAATACTAACAGCAAATGCTGGCGTAAAAGTAGATAACATTACCATTGATGGAACAGAAATAGATTTATCTAGTGGTGATTTAACTCTTGATGCTGCGGGAGATATTATTCTTGATGCAGATGGCGGTAATATACTATTTAAAGATGGTAGCATTGGAACTTTTTTAGATATACAACAAGACTCTAGTAATGCTGAAATAATAAGCAGGGTTCAAGATAAAGATATTTTATTAAAAGGTAATGATAATGGCTCTACAATAACAGCCCTCACCCTTGATATGTCAGAAGCAGGTGCAGCTACTTTTAATAATAAAGTTACAGCAACAGAATTAGAAATAGCAACTTCAGCTTCAGATGTAGGAGTTGATTTAACACTTAATGGTAATAAATCATCTAATGGTGCAGTAGCTAGTATTGTTTTTGAAAACAATACTGATTCTGTAGCTATGATAAGAGCTAGTAGAGTAGGTGGCAATAATGATGCTGCTGATATGCAATTCTTTACACAAGCTACAGGTGGTTCTAACGCTGAAAGAATGCGTATTGATAGTTCAGGCAACGTTGGAATTGGAACGAGTTCAATAGCAAGTGGTGGTACAAATACACAAAATGTTCAAATACATAACTCAACTGCAAATAGCACTTATTTGAAATTATCAACATCAGGAACAGGTGCAACTGCTTCTGATGGATTAGATTTAATAATGGGTAATGATGGAACTGGTTATTTATGGAATAGGGAAAATTCAAACACAATTTTTGCTACTAACAACACAGAAAGAATGCGTATTGATGCTACAGGTAATGTAGATTTATTACAAAGCAATCATTTGAGATGGAAACACGCAGCAGGTGGAACTATAAGAGGTTCTATTGATGCAGATAGTAATGATAACTTAATGTTCTATACAGGCTCTAGCGAAAGCGAAAGAGTGCGTATTGATGGTTCAGGAAATGTTGGAATTGGAGTAACCAGTGCAGGTGCAACCTTGCATGTTAAAGAAGCAGCAAATAAAAGTGAATCAGATGGTCATTTTAGAATTGAAGGAAATGGATATTCTTCAATCCAATGGTTAGATGCAACTGCTTATTATATTGGGCAAAACTCTAATTCCAGAAGTTTGCGATTTTACTCAGGTTCTGATGAAACTGCGGGCGCTCAGTTATCAGCAGGTAACACTGCTTTTACTACATTTTCTGATGAAAGGTTAAAAGAAAATGTACAAGATATTGGTTCTGTTAAAGAAAAAATAAAAGATATAAGATGTGTAACTTTTAATAGAAGTGATATAGAAAATTCAAAAGAAACGATTGGTTTTATTGCACAAGATTTTATAGGTAAATTTGACCAAGTTTTAGATAAAAGTAAATTTACAGGTGATGATACCTATTATTATGGGATTAAATATACAGAAACTATACCAATTTTATTAAAAGCTATACAAGAACAACAAGAGCAGATTGATGCCTTACAATCTGAAATAAACGAGTTAAAAAACTCATAACAAAAGGAGAATAAATATGGCAATATCTTACGAATGGGATTGTAAAACTTGTGATACATATCCTACAAAAAGTGGTAAATCAAATGTGGTTTATAATGTGCATTGGAGATTAACAGCTACCGATGGTACTAATAAAGACAGCAATGGTGATAACTGGACTGCTAGTATTTATGGCACACAAGCTGTAAGTACAGATGATTTATCTAGTTTTAAAAACTGGTCAAGTCTTACTAATGCTGATGTGCAAGGTTGGGTTGAAGCTGCTATAACCGCTGATAAAGTTACATCTATGAAAGCTGGATTAGATGCAGAAATAGCTAAAAAAATATCACCAACAAGCGTAACTAAAACATTAAGTTCATAACATGGCCTTGCTTCCTGTAACACCTCCCGCTGGTGTTGTAACTAACGGAACTGATTATGCTAACAAAGGTCGCTGGGTTGACAGCGACTTAGTGCGTTTTCAAAACGGTTACTTACGCCCTATCGGTGGGTGGGAAAAAATCAGGAACACAGCATTAACAGGTACGCCAACAGGTATGTTTGCCTACATTACCAATTCTGATAAAAAGGTTTTAGCAGTAGGAACAAGACAAAAGATTTATGTTAATTATGATGGCACTTGGTACGATATAACTCCAACAAGTTTTGTTACAGATGCCTCAACTGATCCGCTTGGTTATGGAGCATACAATTACAATGTAGAAGATTACGGTGATGCCCGTTCTCAATCAGGTTTATTCTTTGATTCTAAATCTTGGTCATTTGCTAACTGGGGTGAAGATTTATTATTTTGTTGTGCAAGTGATGGCAAGATTTATAAATGGTCTCCTTCAGCACCATCTACAATAGGCGCACAACTTACAAATTCTCCTACTGGTTGTTCTGGTGTTTTAGTAACCAATGAACGCCATGTCGTAGCTTTAGGAGCAGGCGGAGATCCAAGAAAGGTGCAATGGTCATCAAGAGAAGCAAACACAACATGGACTGCCGCAGCAACTAATACAGCTGGTGACTTACAAATACCAACAGGCGGAAGAATACTAAGTGCAGTTAAATGGCAAACAGATGTAATTATTTTTACAGATACGGGTATTGCAAGAATGTATTACACAGGTTCTCCTTTTATATACGGCATACAAGATGCTGGTACTAACTGTAAAGCTGCTAGTCCAAGAACTATTGTTACTGCTGGTAATTTTTTATCATGGATGGGTGAAAACTCTTTCTTTGTATTTGATGGTTCAGTAAAAGAAATTAGATGCGATGTAAGCGACCACATATTTGACAATATTAAATATCAATATAGGCGTGTTGCTTGCGGTGGTCACAACTCTAACTTTAATGAAATAATTTGGTTTTATCCAGAAGGCGATTTACAAAAAACACCAAACAAATATGTAATCTGGAATTACATTGACAATGTATGGAGTATTGGTTCTATGGATAGAGGTTGCTGGATAGATCAAGGTGTATTTGATTATCCAATAGCGTGCGATAGTTTAGGCAATGTGTATCAACATGAAAGCACAACATTAAGTAATTCAGAAAATTTAGGTACAGCAGTTCCTTACGCAACATCAGGGCCAATAGAGATTGGCAATGGCGACAATTATGTGCAATGTAACCAAATACTACCAGATGAAGAAGCAAACACCTTACCAGGCGTTACAATTAGTTTTAAAGGCAGATTTACACCACTAGGAAGTGAAACAGATTTTGGTAGCTTTACATTTGAAAACGATGGTTACACCGATGCAAGGTTTACAGCAAGACAAGTACAAATGACTGTAACAGGATCAACCTCACAAACATTTCAAGTTGGTAATATAAGATTAAATTTAAGAAACAGAGGTCGTAGATAGTGGCAAGAAAAACCCTAACTAGACCAGGCGAAGATTACGATAAAAACTATCTGAATTATTTAATTTCAGAAATAGAATATCAAACAGGTATTACTTTTAACAAAGGAGAAAGAATACAAGTAGGTGGCGGAGATTCTACCGAATTAGTATTAGTAAGTCCAAATGGAACAAAATATAAGGTTAGTGTCGCAGACAACGGAACACTCTCAACCTCCACAACAGTCTAAAGAAGATTGGGAAGTAGAGTTTGAAAGGCTAGAACATCATATTGTTCGTGCATTAAAGCACCAAGATATGTATAATTTAAGTGATATTAAAGAAAAAATAAAGTCTGGATTAATGTATATCTGGCCTAACAAAGATTCAGTAATAATAACTGAATTTGCAGAATACCCAAGATACAGGGTTTTAAGTATAAATTTAGTAGCTGGAAATTATAAAGAAGTAATAGAAATGTTACCTAGTTTAGAAGAATTTGCCAAACAATGTAACTGCAAGAAAATTATAGGCGGTGGTCGCATAGGTTGGAAAAGAAAATTAAAGCCACATGGTTTTAAAGAAATGAATTTATTAGTTAAAGAATTATAGAGGAATTATTATGGCACAAGCATTACCAGTTATAGCAGGATTAGGAACGGCTTATGGCGCAATTAAAGGTGGTGGGGATGTAACTACACAAACAATTGATCCAGCAACACAAGCTCGTTATGACGATTTATATAATAGGGCAAAAGCAGTAGCTAACCAGCCATTTGTTCCATACACAGGCCCTAGAGTAGCTGGATTTAACCCAGATCAGTTGCAATCTTTTGATGCAACTAGAAATATGTTTAATCAATCTATGAGTTATGATCCTAGAGGAAACTTAAATCAATTGGGCTATCAACAAGCACCTACTTTATTAAACACAGATTTAGCTGCATATCAAAACCCTTACCAAACACAGGTTATAGATAACACACTTGGTGATTTAAACCGAGCAAGACAAATGCAAATACAAAGCGACCAAGATGCAGCAATCGGTAGAGGTGCATTTGGTGGTTCTCGTTCAGCATTATTAGAAGCAGAAACAAACAGAAACTTTGCAGATAGAGCTGGTAATATTGCTGCTAATTTAAGGTCACAAGGGTTTGACAGGGCGACAGATTTAGCTGGAAGAGATATTAACAATTTATTTAGAAACAGACAGTTTCAATCTAATATATTTGGCGACCAAATAAACGACCAATTTAGAACTCTTGGTTTGTTAAGTGGCGCAGGTTTAGGACAACAAAGATTACAACAAGGAGCTATGGACAGAGGTTACGGAGAATTCCAAAGAGCATTAAATTATGGGCCTCAACAACTTGGTTTATTATCAAGTGCTGTCTTTGGTATGAATCCAGGAATAACACAAAATTATGATCAAGGCCTTCTTGGAAGAATTGGAAGTGGTATTACATCTCTCAATACTTTGTTTGGTAAAGATGGTTTATTTAGTTAGGAAAAATTATGAGTGACGCATTACAAAATTTCGCAGATTCTTTAATAGCAATGAACGCTGGTCAATCTGGTCAGGTGGGAGGTCAGGCTCAGTTTTTAAAAAATATTCAAGCTAGAGGAATGAAAGCTGAAGAGGATAGAAAAAACAAATTAATATCCAAGAATTTAGCAATTGCTTTACAAGATAGATATCCTAATATGCCACAAGGACAGTTGGATTTATTAACAACACTTCCTGAAGTTGGTGTAAATTATCTTTTACAAGCGCCAAAAGAAAGAAAAATAATTCAGGGAGGAGATGGCTTAAACTATTATCTTGATGGCTCTAGGGTATTACCTAATGTTGTAAAACCAGAACCAAAACCGCCAACTAGCATAGATGAATATAACTTTGCAGCAAGTCAAGGTTATAAAGGGTCTTATGTAGATTTCATAAAAGACAAATCTAGTAAATCCAACATTAACATTGGAGATACTTTAGAGATAGCGATAGCAAAAGAAACCCTGGAATACGGTGCAAGAGATATAGAAAAAACCTATGAATCCTTAAGAACAGCAAACGAATTAGTACCACGATTATTGTCTGCACAAAAAATACTTCAAGATCCTGATTTTGAAACAGGGCCAGTGGCATCTGCAACACTTCCTATTAGAAAACTATATGCAGATATTACTGGAATAGAAGATAAACAGTTAAATCAACAAGAAGCATATACAGCCTTTGCTAACTTTACAGTTCCTAGAATGAGACCTCCAGGATCAGGTGCGACCTCTGATTTTGAAGCAGCATTATTTCAAGAATCAACCATTAATTTAGCAAACACTAAAAAAGGTAATCAAATTATTCTTGGTACAATGTTGCAAACTGTAAGAAGAGAAAGAGAAATAGCTATGATGAAAGAACAGTATTTTATGGACAATAACACTACGCTAGGTTTTGAAAAATATTTACAAGATAACAATTTAATAACTCCACTTTATAAAGAAGTAAAAAGTTCTGACCAAGCTATTGACCTTTTTAATAATGGTTTATTAAAAAATGGAGATGTTTATTTAGATTATATGACAACGCCTGGTAATCCACAGTTAGCCATTTTTAATGAAAAGGATATAAGATAATGGCAGACACAGATACAAAAAAAGTATTCATACCAAACATTACAGAGCAAGAACAAAATCAAAGCACTTATAATAGAGATTTTATTGGTAAACACCAAGATTTTATGCGTACTAGTGTAGGGCAAGGTGTTCTTATGGGTTTTGGAGATGAAATTGAAGCAGGAATAAAAAGTGTATTTAGTGAAAAAGATTATAATGAAATAGTAAAAGAGGTTAGGTCTGAAATAGATGCATATAGAAAAGAATTTCCAAAAACAGCAATAACTACTGAAATAATAGGATCAATTGTTCCAGTTGTTGTTGCATCAGTTCTTTCTGGCGGTACTGCAACAGGGCCATCAGCAGCTTCAACTTCAGGACGAGTAATGCAGGCTATTGCAAGAAACCCAGTAAAAACTGGTATTGGACAAGGAACACTTTATGGAGCTGGTGTTGCTGAAGGAAATCCAATAGAAAGATTGCCTTCAGCAGCCATAAGCGGTGGTGTTGCTGGATTAGCTGGAGGTGTTGGAAAATTAGTATTGCCTACAGTTACACCAGCAGGAAGAAAGTTAATTAAAGAAGGCGCAAATTTAACTCCAGGTCAAGCTATGGGTAAAGAATCACTTGGAGGACAAGTATTAAAACTTGGTGAAGAGGTTTTAGAAAACATACCTGGCGTTGGAACTAAAAAAGCCTTAGAAAGAGGAACACTAGGATATAACAAAGTTGTTGCTGGTGAAATAGCTGACATAATAAAATTTGATAAAAGTAAATTTAAAAATCTTAATTTAACAGATACCTTTGTAATGTTAGATGATGCTGTTACTGATTTTTATAAAAAATCTGCTGGTAAATTAAAATTAAATAAAAATGTAAAATTAGATTCTTTAAAAGATAATATAAGAAATGTTGTAAACAAAAGTGATTTGACGGAAAAAGAAAAAATTACAGCTTTGGCAAGGTTGCAAAAACTTTTTGAAATGAAATCTCCAACCCCATCAAAATTACACACGATAGATAAATCTTTATCAAATAGAGTTTTTAAAGGAATGAAATCACCTGATCCAGATCAAAGAGAAATAGCTCTTGTTTTACGACAAGCTAAAGAATTGTTTGATGATGCTTTAGAGCAAACAGATGATTATATAATTGCTAAAGATGCATATGGAAAAATGAGAATACTTGGCGGAGCAACACAAGGAGATGATTTTTTTACACCAGCAAAATTAGGAACAGCGGTTAAAAGAAGTGATGCCTCAAGAAACAAAAATAAATTAGCAAGAGGAGAGGCTAGATTACAAGATATTCTTAAGGCTGGTCGAAGCACAGTACAAAAAGAATTAGGAAGCTCTGGTACGGCTGAAAGACTATTACCATATATTGCAGTTGGTGCTGGAACAACAATAGACCCAGTAATGGGTGCAGGAATGGCTGGATATGGGGCTTTGATTAATAGTGGTCGTGCAAATGCGTTATTTAGAGAGGCTTTAAGTGGTTTAGGTAATTTAACTAGAGCATCATCACCATTTTTAGGTTCAAGAGTGGGAAAAGATATTGATGAAAATACTGATTTCTCAACAGAAACTTCTT